CATGTCCACCCTGTGGAGGCATTACAACTTCAATTGCACCAACAGCAGAAGCACCAGTTGTAACAGCAGTTGTTAGACCAGCATCAGAGAATAGATTACCGTTACTTAGGAGAACGTTACCGTAGGTGTAACCTGATCCACGAGCATGAATGCTTGCAGCAGTGATAGTTCCAGAACCATCAGTGTCGAACTTAACAACACCATTACTTCCATCACCCTTGATAGAAGTATAAAGAGTTTGAGAAGCAGGAAGACCTGATCCACCATCTTCGATAAGAGCAACGTCGATTGCACCTGCTACAGCAAGAGCAACAACTGCTTGACGAGATGCATCGGTGCTAAGAACGATTGGCATGAAGTCAGAAGAAAGGAACTTCAGAACATCATCGGTTGGAATCGTATACATGTACTTCCAGATGTAACCAGCACCAGTGGTCTCAGTGTATAGACCAGTTGCAGATGCATAGTTACCACCAGCAGTAGTTGGTTCTTCAGTTGCGTTCTGACCAGATGGGTTAGCAATATTTTCACCGTTGTATAAGCACTTAAACACTTCGTAAGAAGAGTTCATTACATAGAACTTAGCGTCGGCAATGGCAGATTGACCTGTAGCAGTTGTTTTACCAACTTGACCACCGCCACCTGGAGTAGCAGAGTAGTCTGGTTTCCACATGTCAAACTTAGGGTTGGCAACCAAATCCCAGTTATAGCGGCGAATTACAGTTCTTGCAAAACTTGTAGTGATTCTCTTCGCAGCAATAATTTCGTCGTAAACACTAATCTTTTCTCTCTGGTTATCCAATGGGAGAGGTGGCACATCCTCTGTTCCATAACGATATACACCAGACTTAGCAGTAGCACCAGTATCAGAACCGCCTGCTCCACCAGTTCTTCCCTTAAGAGTAGAACCTAGAGTAGGAACAGAATTAACACCAGCAGAACCAAAGATATCCGTGAGAAGTAAGGCACCGTCGTAGATGGCAGCAATCGTGCCTCTAAAAGCAGTCGAAGCATACGTTCCAACGTAAACTTCTTGTCCTACGACAAATGCGGTGGAGTTCTTAGAGTAAATTTCTAAGTATGCTCTCCATGGTTGTGGACGACCCACAAAGAAATACATTCTAGATCTCTCTGCACTGGCGTCGTTAGGACCTTCAGTAAGAGATTCCAGGAATTGTTTAGCATTAAAGATTCTAAACTTATCAGAGATAATAGCAGCCATTGGTTCTTGTTTCCGACGTGGTAATTTGTGCCTGTGTTATTTATATTTATACTGTATTTAGTCAATTGTAAATGGAACGATCTCTGCACCACTAACAATGGTAGTCGATCCATTATAAACTGTGCAACCTTCAAATGTAGTTGCGGTCTTACTAGTGTATTTAATCACTCCAAAATTAGGTGATCCAGATACTGCCGCATGGAATATATATCCAGATGCAGGGAAGTAAGCAGTACTTGGAACTACAATGTTACCACCAATAGTTCCTTGTGTAGAACTAATTGTAACAGGATTTTGGACGGATGGTTTATCTAGATTAAAGTAGTCACCTGCCTTAGTATAACTAGATTCTGCTCTTTCAGTAAAGTCACCAATAGTAAGTGATGGGAAGTAAATTCCAATTTCAAATAGTGAGATGCCAGATACATCTGCAGATCCATCATCCATTAGAATATCAAAGGACTTAATTCTATGTCCAACATTAGTAATTTCATAAGTTCCGATGTATGCAGTGAAAGCACTGAACTTTCTATTTCGAGCGTAGATTGTATCTCCTGCTCTGGTGACAACAGGATATCCCAATAGCGGAACTTCAATCAAATCAACTTCACCATCATGTCCACCTGTTGTATTTCCAGCTCTGATCTTCAGTGGGTCAACAATAAATGCAGACTCTTGATATCTGTCAACAACACCAGTTCCAGGTGGAATTAGTTCAATTTGTCTTTCGACTTTAGTAACATCCATGTCAGGGACTGGAGTTGTTACTTGGAACTGTCTTCTCTTCTCTACTGGTCTACCATCTGCAACACCAACAGATAGTGTAACAAGTTCCGAATCAGAGGTAATAGATGTAGCACCACCAAATACAACAGATACTGGATCTGGAATCTGTCTTAAGAATGTTCCTTGTGGCCATGTCTTAGGAGTTGTTCCTAGTTCACCTCTGTGGATATAGATGAAACGATCAAACATCGTATCTTCATAACGAATAATTTCATCACCAACCAACAAGTAACCTTGTGGTTTGAATCTTGGCATTGCGCTATCACTAATAAAGATAACGTAATCATTGACATCAAGTTCAAGATCCAAGAATGCACCAACCTCAAAGTAGTTGACGTTGGATAGTGCAGTGTTATTAATTACTCCAGTAACCTCGGTAGTAATAACTCTGCTTGTATTCGTGATAGAATTCAGAGAAGCAATATCTTGAATCTGTGCATTTAGAACAGATACAGAATCTTGTAATCTTAATGCACCACCTACACCCTCAATCTCAACTGGTTCTGGTTCGATGTACACAATCTGAGCACCGCCAGGTTGCTCAGAGTCAACTGGCATATCAGATCCACCACCTACAAGATTGGATGTTGGTAATCCAGTAGCTCCAGTTTGAATCTCTGCTCTAATAACACGATCAGTGTCTGCAGGACTGAGAAGGTCAACAGAACTAAAGGAAGTAATATCTGTAAGTCTGTTACCAAGAATATCAATAGTCGAAACTGTTGTCATACCAGCAGTTTCTATCTGTGGATTGATTCCAACATTGATAATTGATACACCAATGTCTCTGTTGTTTAGAACATCAAATCTTCTAGCAACAACAACCTTTGGTGCTTTGGTATATCCAGAACCACCTGCAATCAATTCAACTGCAACAACCTGTCCTTTGCTTACAATGACCTCAGCGATAGCACCGCCACCCTCTCCATTTTCAGGAACAAAGTGTAAGACTGGTGGTGTAAAATATTGATATGCAGTTGGTTGTGTGACAGGTTCATAGTTTCTGCGGTTCCAGGTCAAGGAAATTACAGATCCATTTTGAATTTCTGCAATTACAGAAAGACCTTCACCACGAATGACACCACTATATGCACTTACCTCTACTGTTCCAAACAGAGAGTTGTTTACAGGTTGTTGTGGTCTCTGTTCTTTACTGGATGTTGTAGTTGGTAGTTTCTTGATCTTTCTGAAAGATTCTTCACCTTCAATACGAACTTGATCATCATTTGATAGACTGATAAATGGTTTCTTATAAGTCTTACCCCAAGAAGTATTCGCCCAATTAGAATTGATAGAATCCTTTAGACTTAAACGTCCTTCACTGTCAAGATCATATGTGACAGTTGAACCACTGGCATCTAATGACACGATAGTAGAAACATTATAATGTCCTTTGACAACAAATGTTACATCTGTTCCTTGAATAAGTTCTACTTTAGATCCAAATACTTCTAGATCCAAAGTGTTTCCACTCAAAGAGTAGTTAAGAATCTCACCAATAACATTCTTAGTTCCGTCAGGTCTTACCTGATATGCATGAATAGGTAAACCCTGATAGATTCCCATCCATCCAGTGCGATCAAATACAAATGTATTTGCTCCAGCAGTTGTATTGAGAGAAACATTTGCTGTTGCAAAATATGTGTCAGGTGCAAAATCGTAGATGTTTAGAATTTGACCAACGTCTCTACCATAAAGATAACGCATGTCAATCTTCATCTCTGGTTTCACTGGAAACTTAAAGAAGATGTTTGGACCAGAGATTTCGTAACTATATCCTTCTCTCTGTAGAATACCATCTACAAAAACATACAAGTATGCAGAATCATCAATAGATTGTACTGTATTGTCTTCCAAATCCAATATAATAAATGGACCAGACTTAATTCCATCGACTAGATCTGGTTGAATTGTTAGTCTCTTATAATTACCTACTCCAATACCAGCAACCTTTTCTACAGCAGTAGGTTCACCAATAGTTTTTGCACCCAAATCTTGATCCCAGATAGGAGGAACATCAAATTTAATGATATTTGGAATTACACTTCTATCAATATAATATGCATCTTCTAATGGATAAGTTTCTGTATACTTTGGTCTCTGTAATACAGCGTTAAGTGTCAAGAATAGATCTTCATCTTCTTCTAGGTTAACATCACTATTATCTTCCCAATAGAGTTCAAATTCTTTTGTCTCACCATCAATATAATCTGGTAGAGTAGGATTAATATTTTGTCCCTCAAGAATATTTTTAATATTTCCAAATAGAGAGTCAACAGATGAAATTACTGTTACACACTCAGTATATGGTGGTCCAGAAAGACCAGGATCTGGAAGAATAGTGTTATTTGAATATGTTAGAGTAGAAGTGTAGTATCCAGATCTGTTTAGATTTTCCTTAGTCTTAGGAACTACTCCTCTTCCTACTGTTAGAACAGTATTAACAATATCATGATAAGTATTCAATGTGCTTTCTACTTCTGCACATATAGGAGAGACAGAATCAACTACAACATTAGGATCCGTAACAGCTCCTAGATTCTTCATTGCTAAGATTGCTAGATCTCTTGCTTTTGCAAGAGTTGCAATAGTTTCTGTTAGTTGTCCAGAAATGTAATATAGTTGTTCGCCATATGGATAATCAGCTTTAGTCCAATATAATTGTGCTCCTTCTACAATCTTATAGTTACCACCATACTTAAGGTGATAAACATATGCATCAATAAAGAGACCAATATCTCTACCACACTTAGTAGAAAGTGATCCCCAGTTCAATCCAGGATAAGTTGTTTGTGCCCAAGTTAAAGATTGAGAAATAATATCTGCACGGTTTGACGCAATTAGATTTGCAGCATCATAGAATGTACCGTTATTGATATTACTTAGAGAGAATGTAGCAATATCAGTTCCAGAGAATGCTGTAGGAATAGTAACAATAACTCCTGGTGGAAGATTAAATGTATTTCCAGGAGCAATAGCACCAGTGTTTGTAGGAATAGGTCCAGTAGTTCCTGTGCCACTTAGTAATGTGGTTCCAACTGGAGCTCCACCACCACCAGCAGAGTTTGCTAGTGCTGCATTATTAAGTGTTACTTGTGTTTCACTATCGATAGATACAATTCTTGTTCCAGCTGGATATGTTCTACCAGAACTGACAAACATTCCAATAGTAAGATTTTCTGTATTACTTACAGTCATTTGGAAACTACCAGCAAAATAAGATACACCTACATCAGTGTAATCCCAGTTACGAATTGCTAGTTTTGCCAACCTAGTGGCATACTTAAACATTGCAATAGATTCTGTTTTGTAATTTGCAATATGTAAGTAATCAGTTCCACCACCATTTAAGATGTTTGTGTAATCAACAGATTTAACATTACCACCAAATCTAACATCATGACTTAAAGCATCTAGAATAAATCCGATATCAGTTTCATATTCATCTTGCCTTACACTCCAGTTTAAATTTGGATATGCTTGTACTGCATAACCAATAGTCTCTTCAATAATAAACTGCTTATTTCTTTCAATTTGGTTTGCGGCATCAATCCATGTTCCACCACGTTGGAAAATATTTCTAATCTTTTTAAGATATTTTGTGTTATACTGACTGTCTTTGAATGCAAAATATTTTCCATAGAAAACTACACCACCATAAGGTGTTGTTTCTCCATTAGATCCAGTAAGTTTTGTATTATCTCCTAAAGGTGGTTTGGAGAATACAATATTGTCACCAGATATTGTGTATGCTACTCCTGGTTCTTGTAAAATACCATTGAGACTTACAATGAGACTGTTAACATCTGCAGGAGTAAATGCAGTGTCTGGAGTTTTGGTTCTTAACTGGAAAGCAGTTGATCCTTGTAATCTACCATCAGTATCAATATATCCATCGAATGGATTTTTTGTCCACCATGGTTTAGCATCAGCAGGATTTGGTGGATTGGTAGTAGCATCATAGAATCCTGGTGTATTGTTATAAATTCTAAATTCAAACGCACGGGTTTCGTTGAAGTTGAATTCAGAAACAGCAGCAGATCCTTGTCCTTTCCTAATTCTATGATTTTCTACTGTCTGAACTGATTGTGTAATAGTTCTTCTTGTATTCTCAACAGTAATCTTATTCTTATTTGGATCCCAAAGTTGAATTACAGTGAAGTGAGATGCCTTTGGAAGTTCTGCTTCCATTTCTGCACTAGCAGAAGTTTCAATATCTACTTGACCAAATAGTTTAAATCCAGCAGGGTGTGTTGTAGACTTAATAAGATCACGCCACTCTTCAATTGAAGTCTTGGACTTAACAACATAAGAGTAATCTTGATAGAAGAAACTATCAGTTAATTTTTGATTAGAGACACCTAATTTTCCTTTATCCGAAGTGTAGAATCCTAGATTATCATAGAAACTTCTAATGTCTGCAGCAAAGTCAGTTACAAATACTTTACTAATAGTTCCAGATATTTTAGAAACGATACCTTCAATTGATTGGTTCTCTCTAATAATTCCTGTAACACTCTTAACTTTCAAGAGGTTAGAACCTTTTCTCCATTCAGTAACAACACCAGTCATTACCTCAACATTATTAATTTTCTGAACTACTTTTTCACCTCTTAAGAATTCACCATTGTAATTCGTTAGTGAAAATACATAGTTGGATGTAAATGTTGATGCTACTGTGTTATCTAAATGATATGCACCACCATTTCTAACAATAGAAACAGTTCTAGGTACTCCAATAGAAGAACCCTCTGCATTTAGATCAATTTGACTTTCTACGATTTCAATGTCTGGTGCAAATGTATATCCTCTACCAGCATTTTTAACTGTAACAGAGAAAATTTCTCCATTTCTAACAACGATGTTGAATTCTGCATCAACACCATCACCATTAGTAATAACAACTTTTGGATTTACATAGTTAGATCCTTTTTCAGTGATGTTAACACCAGTGATTACTTTTGAATCTAAGTCAAACAATGCAGTTGCAGATGCTCTATAAGATTCTGTTGGATCAACACCAACAATAATAGGTGGTTTCTTATAATTAAGTCCAGAATTTGTAATTGCTACTTCGTGAATACCACCAATAGCAAATTGTCCTGTAGTTGTATATGTAATCGTTCCAGAACCATCCCACAGAGGAGCTGAGTTGATTTGATATACAAATCTATTTGGAGTAACGTAAGTAACGTCCTTAGTTCCTTGTAGAGGATCTGTTATAATTGAGAAGAAACTATTTTCCGAATCTACAATATTTTTTTGATCAAAGTAGTAGAACTTAGAAAAATCTGTTCTAACTTTTGTCTGATAATTATTATCTGCCAGTCTAGAACCAAAACCAAACTTGACATCTGTAAATGATCCTGCTGTTCCTGGTAAAATAGTAGATTCTGTTTTCTCTACAGTAACCAGATTTAAATTGATACTAGGACTAATATCAAAATATGTTCCAGACAAAGATGAGTGAGAAGTATCAAATACGTACTTGTAATATTCTTGGATGTTGAGATTTGGGTTTACAGAGAAATTGACATTATCTTCAGAAAACTCAAATTTAAATACTAAGTCTGATACAGTATTGATACGAACACCTCTAGCAGGTGTGCTATTATCAAAGAAATTAGATGATAGAATTACCTCATCTGCATTTAACTTAGTGGTAGAATAATCATAAGAAATAACAATCTTTTGGGTAACAGGATCATACGATACAATAGTTCCAGTATTGTTTGTAGGGAAAATTTCTCTATCTGCAATAAAGTTATATCTACCATTCTTAAGAATAACTTTTTGACCATCAAAGTGATCAATAGCAGAAGATCCTTCCTGTGCTCTATCTACAGTAAATGTGCTTCCATTGATTGCTACAATTTTAAGAACTTCTTCTCCAATAGTAATCAAATCATTTACAGCATAATCTAATGGATCATCTACTGTAAGAGAAGTGGATTCTGCAGCAAACCCAACATGTCCAATATAGACTGTAAATCTAGCGGTAGATTGAGATGATCCAGATCGTACTAGATCGGCATCATCTACACTTAGATAATCACCTCTTGCATATCCAGTTCCAGAATCTTGAATTTGGATACCAGAAACTATACCAGCATTAGATACAGTGAATGTAGCAGTGGCACCAGTTCCCGATCCGCCAGTAAGAGAAATATTAGTGTAAGTGCCAGGAGTATAATTAGCTCCACCATTGAGGATTTCATAACGACCAATTCCAGTATCATTAATGGTTGTCTCCTTGGTTGGAGAAATCAAGGAAATTTCCTGATACAACCTTTTCCTTAAATAATAAGTCTTAGTCTTTGTTGTGTCATCTGGATTGATGTCAATTGTTACTTTGTCACCAATTCCTAATCCATGATTAGATCCTGTTTCAATCAATGCAACACTTTGATTGACAATAAAAGGTTCTAGACCTTTACTGAGTGGTGTATTTGTTACAATTCTAGATCCAGTTGTATCGAATAGATTCTTAGACTGAATAAAATAATCTTCATAATTATAATTTGTTGCTTCCCAGTCACCGCTGAGAACCTTGATCTTGACTAGGTTTTGACCACTAGTTCCTTCTAAAACCTCTGCAGTAGCAATCGCTGGATCAATACCATTTGTTAGTTCTAGTTCTACACCCTCAGTGTATGAACTCTCCTCATCTAGAAGTAAACTATATGTTTCGATTGCAGAGGCAAAAGTTCCTGTAGAGTCAAATGTTCCTTGGACATCCTTCAAAACAATTACATTGTCATTTGCAACTGTTCCAACAATCGTTCCTTGTGCGCCAGATGATGGTTGTGTTAGAGTATCATCAACGAACAAATATGCATTCTGAATAGTTGTTAACTGTACAACTTTATTTTCTTTTGATTGTAAGTAACTTACAGATTTACCCTTAACAGCAGATACATTTGCTTCTACTTCAGAACCATCAGTTCCTCTGTTATCAAAATAAATCTTTGAATTCTTGGAGAAGTTTGTAGAAGAACTTACAACACTTACGTTATCTACATTTCCAGGAGATACCTCAGAAACAGAAGCGATGAGACCTTCGCCATTTCTAGACATGCCAGGGATATAGTATCTCTTTGCATTCTTAGGAATGTCGTTTTGATTAATATTTGAATTGTAATTACTATCAACAGGTAGCGAATAATAATTCTGTCCTATAAAGTATGGATATTGCGGTACTTGATTGCTATCAATAGTAAGGAAATAAGCATAAGTTCCTTTCGGAAAGTCTGGGGTAATACAAAATCTTCCATTGTTCTCGTCTAGTGTGCCACTCTTGTGTGTATAAGAGTAGTCATTCGTGAACAGTCCCAATCTATACTCACCTGTAGATGGACCATCTGTTCTACTACCATTTAGGGAATATCCAGATGTCATCCTAACAATAGATGAATTGGAATCTAGAGGGTCCTCATGACCAAATGGACCATAGATTGGATTACCGTCATAAGCGAATCCAATAATTGGAGAGTGAGTTTTTGTAGAGGGTTCAGTTCCTGCACTGTTAATGTTATCATTAAGTGCGATTCTAAGAGATTTTGGATTACCAACATGTCCATAACCATATTCTAATACATTGTTATAATTCTCGAAAAGATAACCATTATTGGTGTCTAATTTAAGATTTAATTTTTCATATCTGTTAAATGTCCATTCTTTCAAAGAAGGAGTACCAGATGCACCACCACCAATAGGAATAATATCAACCCTTACAGTGTCTTGACTGTAGAAGTTTCCTTCTGCAATCAAATTAAAACTTTCTAGTTTTCCGTCAGCATCTACTACTGCTTCGTAATTAGCAAATCTACCTTTACCAGCAGTATCTGTAATCCTTACTATTGGTGCTTCAGAATAATACTCACCAGGATTATCAATAACAAGACTAGTTACTCTGCCTCGTGTGACAATAGCACGAACATCTGCTCTTCTGCCAGATGTAATTTTGACAATAGGTGTTCTTGTAAAAATATCGTTTGTATCAACAACAATTCTTTCTACTACCTGACCAGAGAGAATTGCTCTTGCTTTATATGGAACATCGTCAACTAGAACAAAAGGTGCTTTCGTATATCCAGATCCTCTAGTATTGATATCAATTTTTTCTAGTTTACCATATCTAACGCTATCACTGTCTTTATGACTGTAAATAGGCACACCATTGACTAAGATGCCACTATCTCTCTTAGGAGTCTCATAAGACTCAGTTGTTCTTGTAGCAACCTTCCTAATAAGTCTTAATAGTTTTTGATCTTGTACAGGAGATGTTACATTAGATCCATCTAAAATGTCATATGATGGAAAACTAGAACTTGTGATATAATAATATTGTTCGTCTTCAAAAATTGCTGAGACATTTGTTTTTACTTCACTTAAGTCAGAAGCAACATATGGAAGACTGCCAGATGTTACATTACCAGTGCTGAACAACCATCTCGCTTGGTTAGTTCCAGACTTTACAATCTTCGGATCAGCAGTCTCAAATCCAGGTTGTGATACTTCAATGCTATCACCAGGATATGCATATGGGTGTGAGTCAGATGGAGATAGATTGTATACGATGCCCATAGAGAGCAACGTAACATTACCAGACTTAAGAGTTACAGGTTTGTATACCGATTCTCCTGCCACATAAGTCTGAGGGTTGTCTCCTCTTGCCTTTACAATAAACTGATTGACTGTCTTGTCATCAAATTCAATGACTTCATCGTCAATTAAAATAGTTCCGACAGAATCCCAACCAACTGTAGAGAATACATCAATTCTCTTACCAGCAGAATCACCAGCAAGCAATGTCGATTCTAATTTAGTCTTAGTTGAGACACCAAAAGAACCATTGATAGTTTCTGGTGCAAGAACAATGTTATAGATCTCTTCATTATCAGAAGTTCCTGAAGCAAACGTATTGTCAACAACTGCACTAGCATACCCATATTCGTCAGTCGCCTCTTGGACAATTGTTTGACCGACTAATGTCTTGGGATCACCTGAGACTACCTTTACCTTCAGGGCATGTACATTAACCCAGTCAGACTCAGATGACTTGTATGTAAAATCTCTTGGTTTGTATACTTCTGGTTTATTGTCGATTTCTTTAGCGACAATAGTATTGAATACAAACTTAATGGAACTATCGGTTCCCTTTGCCTTGTAAAATTTTTGAATATTCTTGATAAGGGTTCTCTTATCAATCTCACCCTTGAGATACTTCTCAGGGAAAGAACCCAGATACTGTGTTTCAAAGTTTTTAACAAATGCATACAGGAAAAGGTTACTGATGTTATGAACCTTTTGACCAGAATTATGTGCAGCAGCTTCTGTGCTAGTAAAGTTAGAAGCAGCATACAAGTCACCAAGTGTTGTATTACCACTAACACCTCTAGAACAATCTCTTAACTCGGTATTAGTTCTAGTAGCATAGAAGATGATCTCATCATCAATCTTGATATATCCATTCTTCTTTGGAAATGATCTTGCATCATTCAAAACAATAGTGACATCAGAGTCACTAATGGAAGAAGCAAGAATGTCATTCTGCTTTAGTAAATTCTTTTCGTAATAATCAATGTCTGCATATTTCTGAATGTTATTAATAACATCCAAAGTGCCACCTTGAACCTCCTGTGCTTCATAATACTTTTGAACGAACTTACTAAAAAGTTCATACTCAGTACTAATAAACTCAGGAAGCTGTGATTCGATCAGAGTGGAGATTCTCTTAGTCTTTACAGCAGGCATTTACTTTACTCTTTGTATGCAGTGAACGAAGAATTCGCAACGTCAACGTCAAGATAAACCTCACGGAGTGCCTTGATATCATTAGAAAGTGGTTTTACTCTAAACGAAATGCGATTATCAAAGAAACTACCCTTAATGATAGTAAGAGCAGGGATTTTAATCTCACCATTTACATAATCTATCTCGCCAACTTCGCTGTCGAGGACAACTTTTTCACCAGTTACGGTATCTAGTCTATATAGGACAATTTTGCCACCTCTGTCTTCGATATACACATCGAAATTAGGGAACTCAGTAATCCTAAAACCAGTAGATGATAGGATAGGATCATCACAATCCTTATCAAACTGATTTTGATAACAAATCTCGTAATAGAAAGTAGAATTTAACTGAGGATAGAAGTCTTTCCTCATTGTTACAGACGTTAAGTTAGATCCAATACTAACATCAGCGTTGTCAATAACTGCAACTGCCTTACTGTATCTAAACTTACCATTGAATTTTTCAGTGTCAGAAGTAGAGATATATTGCTGGAATGCACTAATTGCTTTGTCTCTGATATTTGCTGGTGTCTGATCTGTTACAGTTCCGTCGTAATAGATCTTACTATCAATCTCAACATACAAAATTGATGGGTCAACTAACTTTGGTTCTACAGAAGCAACCACATACTTCTTCAGTTCTTTAACAATCTCTTGTTTCGTCAAAGAAGTTAGATAACTTTGATCCTTAGGTTTCAATGAAATGAATACCTTACCATACTCAGGAGGAACTTGATCCTCGCCCCCAAAGATGATGATATCGCTTGTGGCAGGGTAAATGTTACGAACGATCGCTTCGTAGTCATCAGCGGTCACAGCGCGGTCCTGAGCACCAAATGTCTTAGGTGCATTGTATTTGATCTTTGTTAGAGATTCGATCTCTTCACCACCCGATGCAGCAACAGTAGATTGTACTGTAATAGACTTGTTAGGTGTTACACCATTGATGTTTTCTAATACACCAGAGAAAACAAAAGTCCTGACTCCATTACTTGCTGGTCCTGATGTAGTAAGGTAATCAACACTGATTAGTGTTCCGCTGTCTAGTTTCTTTCCTAATACACCATCACCAAATAGTAACTCATATCTTTCATCTTCAATTTCATCTAGGAAGAAAACCTTAGAATTGCCGTCTACACCTAGGATGTTGGTTGCAAGTAAATATGGTTCGTTGAAAGAACCACCACCAGGATAAACCTTTACCTTGATGGTATTGGTATCAATGTCTTTATTGTCTAGAATAAAACGCTGAGAATCTTGGGAGTTTACAGTAAAGTTACTAGTAAGTAGTGTTCCCTCTCTAATAGGAACGTTCGTAAATACTGCTTGATCGTTTGATACCTGTGCCTTTGCATCTTCAGTAACAACATACTGGTATACGGTGCCATCATATGTTGCTGTAAATCCAGATCCCTTCTTTAAAAATAGTTCTGTGTCAGTCGTAGGATTGTCATAAGTGACTGTAAAGGAAATGTAAGCGGTTGGAGCAGTAATACTCTTAGGTCTGTAACCTAACTGCTTCGCTAACGCTACTACATTGTCCCTTAAGGTGGCACTATCAATGAATAGTTCATTGACTACCATATTAGTGTTAAACGCCGTGTAATACGTGTTATACGCTAATACGTCAATAAGATTGGATAATGCACTACCCTCAAAATCATAGTCGGTAAATTCCGTCTGTGCTCTCATGTAATCTTTGAGAGCTGCTTTGATATCTTCAAAGTCTAAGTTAGCAACCTGTGTATATGGCATTATCGTGTGCGCTCTAAGAAGAATTCGACTGCTACTGGCGTATCTTCACGTCCGATGATAACGAATGCTAGTTCAATATCATAACCATTCATAGCTCCATTAGGATAACAAACAATAGATGAAACTCTAATCCTAGGTTCATAAAGGTTTAGAACTTCAGCAATTGCTGATTTAATGATACCAGCAGATCCATAGTCCAATGGTT